CCTGGGCTATGCCATATCAGGCTACGCGGTGGCGGGATATGCACAGGATTCCACGGATTACAGTTGGCTGGAACTGGACGCGGCGGAATGGGACTCATGGCCCAACTCGGTATGGGGTGGAATAGAAGCGTCGTGGGAGACCTGGCCAGAGGATGTGTGGAACAGCACCAGGACGCTGTTGGCTCTGTTCACGGCACAACAGGCAGCCAAACTCACGGCCAGCGGAGTTGGCCAACTGTTGTCCAGCACATCACTGTCAGAGAATGCCGCATTCAGGATCGAGGGAGTGCCAGCGGAGATCAGGAGCGACTTCCTGTGCGATCCCAGCCCTTCGGGACTCATCGGCATCGGCAGCACCATTACCAGCGAGGCGATCATCACTGCCCTGGCCAACTACATCATCAACAACTCACAGAACATCAATGGTGCCTTCAACGCCACCCTGCTGGCCAACTACATCGTGCAGTTCCTGTGGCAGGCACAGAGCGATTTCAGCCTCACGGTGTCACCCACATTCCGGCCCAGTGGAGTCACCAACGCACAGTGCATCACCATGGTGGATGCCCTGGCCAGCGCCATATATGGCCCCACCAAGAACCTACAGAGTGCGTTCGATCCCGTTCTCGTGGCCAGGTTGTTCGTGGGCACGGATCCCTACCTCATACACAAGATATTGCAGGAAACAAGGCAGATCTTCGTGGATGCGGAATCTCGTGGTATAAAAGTGCCCCAAGAGATCAGATTAAATAGCATACCGGCAGAACTGAAGTCGTTCTTGGTGCCGCAGGAAACAAGGAAGATGAGATTGAACATACCGCCTATGACCAACAGATTTACAACACCTAAAGTGAGATCAGAATAATGGCAAATTTGACAGGATTCCAGAGAGACAACGCAGGACTTTTCATCGTGAAAGATCCACAGGCCAATGTCCAATATGGCCTGGACTTCACTGACTATCTGCAGACGGGACACACCATCAGTTCCGCAGTGGTCACGATAGAATCAATCACGGGAGATGCCTCACCACTGGCACACCCCACCAACGCCGCCACGGACGTGGTGGTTACCAACCCAGTGGTCAATATAAGATTGCACAACGGCACTGCCAACAACATCTACAACATCAGATGCAAGATCACCACCAGCGGTGGTGACACGGACGCAAGGCACTTCCGCATCGTGGTCAAGGACAAGGTATTATAATGGCACGAGTTGAAAAACGTTCATACAAGTTAGATGTTGAGATGATTGGCAAGTTGGCCTCCATCATGTGTTCCTACGAGGAGATCGCGATGGTGATGGACACTTCTGTGGACAACCTCAAGAAGAGATACCGAGAGGTCATCGAAAAGGGACGTGGAGAGGGCAAGAAAAGTTTGAGGCGTGCCCAGTATGAGAAAGCGGTGCACGACAAAGACGTGAGAATGCTTATATTTTTAGGCAAGAATTATCTTGATCAGAAAGACACACCAACTGATGCCGAGAGCCAAGAACCATTACCGTGGCCCAATGAATAGATATGAAATTATCAGAGCCGCAAAAACAAGTAGCCACAGATCAAGCCAGGTTCAAGGTATTGGTGACCGGGCGACGTTTTGGCAAGACCACTTTGGCCATCAGAGAACTATGTTTCGAGGCCAGACACGCCAACAGGCTGGTGTGGTATATCGCACCCAGTTATAGGCAGGCCAAGCAGATAGCCTGGGTTCAGATCAAGCAATTACTTACAGACCTCAAATGGATCAAAAAAGTCAATGAAGCGGAATTGACCCTCTACCTAAAGAACAATTCAAGGATCTGCCTCCGCGGGGCGGACAACTTTGACAGCCTGCGTGGAGTGGGACTGCATCTGTTGGTGATGGATGAGTGTGCGGATATCGATGAGCAGGCCTGGACAGCGATCCTGAGGCCCACACTTTCGGACACGGGAGGCCGTGCCCTGTTCTGTGGCACGCCCAAGGGCATGAACTGGTTCTACGACCTATATCAACAGGGGCAGAATTCAGACAACCCCAATTGGAAGAGTTATCAATTCACCACCCTGCAAGGCGGATGGGTCGCTCCGGAAGAGATCGAGCAGGCCAGGAAAGATCTGGATGCCAAGACATTCAGGCAGGAATACGAGGCCACCTGGGAGACCTATTCCGGCATAGTGTATTATGGATTCTCCATGGCAGACAGCGTCCGCAATTTCGAGGTGCCGCAGGACATCACCACCTATCACATAGGCATAGACTTCAACTTGGATCCCATGTCAGCGGTGGTCTCCTACATAAAAGACAACATCCTGCACGTGTTTGACGAGATACAGATCTGGAGTTCAAACACGGACGAGTTGGCGGAAGAGATACACAACCGCTACCCCGGCAAGAAGATATTCGCCTACCCGGACCCAGCGGCCCGACAGAGGAGGACCAGTTCGGCCAGGAGGACCGATGCGTCAATATTGCAGAATGCTGGCTTCATAACCAAACTGCCTGGCCGGCACATGAGCATCAGGGACAGGATCAATTCGGTCAATAGCAAGTTCTGCAACGCGGCCGGACTGCGGGGCATAATAGTTCATCCAAGGTGCCGCCAACTAATAAATAGTTTAGTCAAGCACACTTACAAGGAGGGCACTAGTCTGCCAAACAAGAATGACGGATTTGATCATATGAACGACGCCCTTGGATACAAAGTATCATTCCTATACCCTATCGTAAGACAGGCAGAAGCGGAAGAGCAACAGAGATTCACAGTGAGGACGGGCAATGGCCGAATTTAGTGCAGTTAATAGTGGCAGGGACAGGGGCGGATTCAACGCACAAGGACTGCCAACGCATCCGGAATATCAAAACTACATCAGGAGATGGGAATTCTTAATCCGCAGTTATCTCGGAGGCCTGGAATACAGATTTGGCAATTATCTAACCAAGTATCAGATGGAAAGTTCCGCTGAATACATCAGCAGGTTGGCACAGACGCCCTATGATAACCACTGCAAATCAGTGGTGCATATCTTTAACAGTTTCTTATTCAGAACAGAGCCCAACAGAGATTTTGGATCTTTAGAGAACATGCCGGAACTGGAGGCCTTCCTGAAAGATGCCGACCTCGAAGGCAGGACATGGCAGTCATTCATCAAAGATGTCAATATACTCAGTTCCGTCTATGGCCATGTGTTGGTCCTGGTGGATAAATCAGATGTCAATGTGGGCACACGGGCCGAGGAATTGGCTCAGGGTCTGAGACCTTATGTCAGCATCTACACTCCAGAGAACATCATAGACTGGCAGTTCACAAGATTGGCCAGCGGCCTATACGAATGCAGTTATGTAAAATTATTAGAGAGGGAGATGAGATACGACAACACCAATGTCCAATTCTACATCAGGACGATCAGCAAAGATTCAATCACTATCGAATCCTATCAACCGAATCAGCGTAATCCATTGAAAGTGGTAGAGATTATACCCAACAACCTGGGCAAGGTGCCCGTGGTCTGGGTCTATGCACAGAGATCTCCAACAAGAGGAATTGGCGTGTCTGATATTGGTGACATCGCGGACATGGCCAACGGTATCTATAACGAACTCTCAGAAATTGAGGCCACAATAAGATTATCAGGACATCCATCATTAGTGAAAACGCGGGAGACCGAAGCATCCGCGGGAGCGGGGGCAATAATCAACATGCCCAACGATCTTGATCCGGGACTCAGGCCAGCATTATTACAACCATCGGGACAGTCAATTGATTCAATTTTAAATTCTATGAAAGGCAAGATCGAAGCCATAGACAGGATGGCGTTCTTGGGTTCAATGAGAGCGATAGAGCAAAGATCCATGAGCGGTGTTGCACTACAAACGGAGATGCTTCAGTTAGATGTAAAATTAAATGAAAAAGCAAGAAATCTCGAACTGGCAGAAGAGCAGATCTGGAGATTGTTCGCCAATTGGATGAACATGGTGTTCGACGGCGAGATAAAATATCCCAGTCAGTTCCAGGTCAGAGACAGGAACTTTGAAATGGACCTACTTAAGAAGGCAGCGGACAGCAACCCTGCGGATGCCAGAGTCCGAGCGGCCATTGATGTGAAAATACTGGACATATTGGAAGTTGACGAGGACGACATCGCAACGGCCGCACAGCAGGCAGAGATACAGGAACAACTGATGACCGGTGACAGCAATGAAGAGATCATCGCGGACAATCCAGGCACCACGGTCACGGACATTGAGGCGGCGGCGGCGGCGGCGGCACGCGACAACTGATGCAACCACGACTGGTGCACAAGCACCTGCTCATACGAGCCTTGGTAGATGAGGCACCCAACAAAGATTTTGACCTTGACTCAGCACTGCAAGATTTGATCTCAAGGATAGACATGAAGATCATGGCAGGTCCTTTCACCGCCTACTGCGCCAACGAGGGCAACGTGGGTTGGTCAGGCACAGCCATCATAGAGACATCACACATAGCCATACACTGCTGGAACGAGCCCAGGCCGAACGTGATACAATTGGACGTGTATTCCTGCAAGGAGTTTGAGATCGAAGATGTCACCAATTGGTTGAATGAATACTTTGGCGTGCTGATGGTGGATCACAAATTTTTAGACAGAGAGAATGGTTTCGAATATATACTGTAATGCCAATAAGGAAAATGTATCGGCTGCCGGTGGAATCCAGCAGGCATCTACAGATACAGCATCTATATAACGAATACATCCTGCAGTTCAACAAGTGCATGGCTGATCCCAGCCGCATATCAGCACAGAGGGCAAGGAAGGCATTGATAAAACTTAAGAAAGCGGCCGGAGCGAGAGCCATAGAATTATTGGAACTCTATGCCCCCACAAAGAACGTGGGCAGGCAACCAGTGAATATGGATCACAAAAAGAAAGACACCGATGTATCTTAACGCCAACATACCCCTGATCGAGTGCTACGTGCGGGGCAACTACCTGCGGGACCAGCGAGACAGCCACGACAGATACTTTTGGTGCGTGGTGTTTGGCGTGACATCCATACCCAAGCAGGTGCCGCTGTTCAACTTCCATATGGAGGACGGTGGCATATGGTGGAGGGCACCCATATCAGCATTCTGCCAGGAAGAAGGTGTCAAGGAACAACCCCTGCACGATCTTGTGCTGTGGGATTCATTCAGCCACAACATCGCGGTGACGACATTTTATCAATTGGATGGTGCCACGGTCATATACACCAGCAGAGACAAGAAGAAATACCAAGGCAGATATCTCTTCACACTGGATTGGGCGGAGGGCGACTACAACGAGCTTAACTATGGATATGCATCACGACCTGATCAACACAAATGCGGACACGTCCTTGCACTGGACAATGGCAACTTTGCAATTCAGCCCAATAATCGCTGCCGCGTGTTTGATAGCAATATGGGTGTGGATCTCAATCAACCGCCCCTGATCAACAGACTGGTCAATACCAAGAGATGGAGCGTGGAGGACCAACCTCGCTGGACCACGGACGAGAAGGAAGTGGGCCAATACGACTACGATTACAGGGACACGGAAAAAAGTAAATAAAGTATGGTAAAAAAAATCTATCAGAGTAGCAGGGGCGGACTCAATCAGCGGGGCAGGAATTATTTCAACAGGACGACAGGATCAAATCTCAAGGCCCCTTTGAGACGAGGCACTTCACCACGCAGGGTCAGTTTCGCTGCCAGATCTGGTGGCATGAGTGGTGGCATGGGCACGAGAGCCAAACCCACGAGATTGGCTTTGGCGTTGCGTAGGTGGGGGTTCAGTAGCAAGGCAGAGGCCAGGGCATTCGCCAGCAGGCATCGGAAAAGATAATCACATTAATCAAGCATAAATAGTTTTATCGAGGGGCCTATCCTACCCTCGCAAACAACAAATGGAGGACTACGATGAGTCTAACGACATCGCAAGCCAGTAATGAAGGTGTTATTGAGGCACCAAAAGAAGGCTCTAAAAATACCACTCAAGAGGCTGAATCAACCAGAGTCTATACCCAAGTGGAATTGGATGCTATCGCGGCAGAAGTGAGAAGAAAAGCCGAAGCCAAGATCGCAAAAAAATACGAGGGCGTGGATGTTGAGCATTATCGATCGCTGACGCAGAAAGAGGAAGAACTCCGAATTCAGCAGGCGAAAGAAAAGGGTGAGTTTGAAAAGATCCTGAAGGAACAGGCCGAAAAGGCCAACCAGAAGATCTCTACTTTAACCCAGGAACTGACCAAGATCAAAGTGGACGGCTCGCTGTTAAACGCGGCATCTACCTTGAAGGCCATCAATCCCGAGCAGGTCGTGAGACTGGTTCGAGACAGCGTCAAGATGTCAGAGTCTGGAGAAGTTGAAGTGTTGGATCCCAAGACAGGACGAACAAGATACACCGAAAGCGGTGACCCTATGTCGATAGATGGATTGGTTTCAACGTTCTTGAAAGAAAATCCTCATTTCGTCACAGCGGGACCAGCCGGTGGTGGATCTCAATCAAACACATCAAGTAATGCCCAAATAACCGAAGTTGACATAGCCAACTTGGATCTTATGGATCCAAAACAGAGATCCTTATACAAGGAGTTGAGAGCGAAGAAATATCCTCGCATCAACATATAAGGACGCTAACCAACAATAGGAGTTTTGTAAAATGGCAACATCAGGTAGCCCAAGATTACAAACATCAGACACAGCACTCTTGACGAATATTCTTCAAGAAGCAGTGTTCACGGCACAAGAAAAGTCAATCGCAGGCAGTTTATTCACTGTCTATGACATGACATCAATACCAGGATTAACTGCACAAATTCCAGTTTATCCTTCTATCGCTGCTCAGGAACCCGGTCAAACAGACGAGGTCACTGACACATCGGTATCACTATCAACAATCACTATCGCCGCATCAGAAATTGGTGCCAGGGTTGACGTATCAGATCTTTTAGCAGAATCCACTGCAAGAAACATGGGATCAGATGTGGGACAATTACTGGGATCAGCAATTGGTGAGAAGATAGACTCTAATGCATTTGGAGTTTTCACTGAAGCCAACATCACAACCAACGTTGTGGGAACCAGCACAGGTGAGATCACGCCAGAAACAATATTGCAAGCGGTTTACAAACTTAGAAATGTGAACGCCCCAACAGACATAGCAGGAGATTACTTCTGTGTGTTGCATCCGGGACAAGCGTTCAACATCGCTAAAGTTTTAACACAGGCGGGCTATGCGGCTTCTGTCGCTCCACACGTGTCAGACGTGGGTAATGAATTATTATCCAGTTCTGCGTATGTGGGAAGATTGTTCAACGTGAAAATATTCCAATCCACAACAATCGCGGCTGACTCAGCCAACGGTGCTTTTGGTGCGGTATTTTCTCCACTTGCATTTGCTCACGTGTTGAAAAGACCTTTGAGATTAGAAACTCAGAGAGACGCTTCAAAACGATCAACTGAATATGTTGCGACCACAGCGAGAGGCAATGGTATCCTAAAAGAATCATATGCTTGTCTTGTGAGAGGCGACAAGTTAATCAACTAATAAGATTTTTATTAGTTCTGACTGCGAGAGAGGCCCTTGATTGGGCCTTTCTTGTTTATAAGCAATGACACACTGCCTAGTCTGGTTTAATGGACCTTCCGCTCTTAATCTACACACCGTCATACCACCACAGCCGCAGGAGATAGGTTGCAATTACATCCTACAGCACAGGGCGGTCAATCACGTGGTGGTGTTTGATCGAGCATTGAGGCCAACAATAAACATAGATCCCGGAGTGGTTTTTTATGGTTGCAATGGACAAAAGCAACTGCCCCACTGGCAGGAAGTGATCTACACCACCCTGGACCAACCGCACAACAGCGGATTGCTGGCAGTGCGATTGGCAATGAATTTGTCATTCAAACCCATCTATGTGCTGGGCTGTGATTGGGGGCAGAGCAATCAAAGCATATTTGATCAAAAATACAAAAACACCCGACAGATAGACAAGATGACCAACCCCGGACGCAAACTGCTGGAGCGATGGGGCAGGGAGCAAGACATCATATTGGTGGGTGACAACCCGGCCATGATACGCATACAGAACATCTCCGTGCAGGATTTGATCACACGCCTTGCTCACGCTAAATAACAATACCAAGAAGGACTTGGTAAAAAATTAATTAATTGAAGGTAGGACCTCTATATGTCACAATTTGCCAACGATGACAATCTCATCGAATATGAACCACAGATAAAAGAGTTTGGGATACAGGATTTCTCAGACCTGCACGAGAAGACCTATGATGACATCATCCGTCTCTTGAACATCGAATGGTTCCCCACAGCGGAATACGGCAAGTATGACATCAGCATCATTGGAGCCAAGACCAAGTTGTCTCCAAGTCGATTGACCACATCACAATTCACCAGGGCCGCGTGTTATCACGTGCTGTCCTATTACATCTATCCAAGGTTATCCACATTCGCTCCTGAATCGGACACGTTCAGGGAGAAGATGAGATACTACAAGGAAAAGTTCAGAGAGGAATTTGATCTGATCTTGAAGGTGGGAGTTGAGTATGATATCGACAGTTCAGGAACCATATCAGACTCGGAGCGACAGCCTTTCAATTTCGGTAGATTGATAAGGTAATGTCCGCAAGAGAGAACATAGCAAAGAATATCATAGAGCAATTGACCAACATGACTGATCCTGCCCCGGGGTTGGTGAGCAGAAAATATTTTGATGTTACCAAGTTGGCCATCACGCAGTTCCCGGCCATACTGGTTAACAGCACAACGGAAGATCGCGAAGACATATCAATGGACCTCAGACAGGGCACTGTCACATACGAACTTCGATGCTATCTCAGAGGCACGGAACTTGACACCTCGAGGAACGAACTGATCGAGCGGGTTGAAGAAACCCTGGAAACACAGAGGGGCAGAGACATCACTGTGTCCGCCACCAACATCCACAACGTGACCACGAGGATCAGCCAGATACAGGTGATAGAGAGAGAATTGCCATTGTCGGAAGTGGTGATCACTGTGGAAGTGAGATACACCTACAAAAAAGGAGTTTTATAATGAATTCTTTACCAAAGAATAGTGATGGGCACACATCATTGAAACCAAGGCAGGAGAGGGACTATGGTATCACCATGTTGAGATATCAGTTGTCGGCGGACGCGGAGGTCATAAAAAAAATGCATCAATCGGTGCCGGTTGATCAAAACAAGGAGGCCAAATAAATGGCAGCAAACACAACAACCTACACTGGTGAAAATGGTGTTATCAAGTTCATTGGGGCAGACTCAACGGAAGTGGCAGTGGCCAGCGTGAGAACCTTTTCTATCGAGCAAGAATTAGAAACCATAGAATCAACAGTGATGGGATCAGGAGCAAGGACATACATTCCGGGATTGAGACAGTTTTCGGGATCTGTGGATCTTTACCTTAAAGACAACGACGCAGGACAGAGAAACTTATTAAGTTATGTTTCCGGTGGTGGATCGGAGGGGTTGGGTTCTATAGAACTATACCCGTCTGGTGAGACTACAGGAATCAAACTGGCGGGCAACGTGATCATCACAAACTTCTCCATCACAAGCAATTTTGATGGAATGGTGGAAGGCACGGCAAGTTTCGCTGGCAGCGGCACATTGACGATCACTGACATCTAATGGCTCAGATCATTGTCAAAACCGATCTCAAGAGAGTGATAGTGGATCTTGGAAAACTGACTCGACAGGAAAAATTAGAGACGGAGTCAGATTTATTTGCCACGATCAAGAGACGCAGTCCGGTGCGTTCAGGGCTATACAAAAAATCCTGGGCCAAGAGAAGCACCAAGGCTGGAGCGGTGATTGGCAATGCTCAGCCATATGCTCAGAAATTGGAGGACGGACCCGGCAGGAGCCCACAGGCGCCCCTGGGTGTGGTCATACCTTCGATCAATGAGGTGATCAAACGAAGACTAACAACAAGGAGAACAATAAAATGACAAGTTTAACAGACAAGATAGGCAAACATTATCAATCGGCCATCGCCGGTGAACTGCACAAGTATCACTGCGAGGAGTGGGGTATTGACATTTACTTCAGGACCACACATTCATTCAAGGATGAGGCCAAGATAGTGGAGTTGGCATCAAAGGGTCTGGTGGTGGATGCGTTGGTTGAAACGGTTCTGGTCAAGAGCAGAGATGCCGATGGCAAGAGGCTGTTCACGGATGCAGATAGAATCAAATTGATGAACGAGGCGGATCCAGCGGTGATCATAAAGATCAGCACGGCGATCAACAACGCCAAGATTGAGTCAATGCCTGAGGCTATCGCAAAGGAATAGCATCCAACGTTGAGTTGAGATTCATAATGGTCCTCGCGGACAGGCTGAAGATGCCCATCCAAGAGATTATAGAATTGTCAGCGTTGGAGATACAAATGTGGGCCGGATACTTCACTTATGAAAGTGAAGAGCAGAAAAGGACTATGAATGCTCAAAAGAAAAAAGGCAACCAACCAAGGGGTAGATAATGGCCGCTGGTTATAATTTCTTATTAAATTTTATTGTCAAGGGCTTGGGCGGAGTCACACAACTCCAAAATGGCCTCAGGAGAGTGGACAAGCAGGGCCAAAGTTTGGCCAACACATTCAGGCTCATGCGGACTGCCCTGGTTGCTTTTGGGGGTGCCGCGGTCATTGGGCGTGTAATAGAATTAGAAAAAAATATTGAAAAGACGAGATTGTCTCTGAATGCACTGACAGGATCAGTTGCGGCTGGCAATCAGGCATTCCAATCCGCTGCCAAGTTCTCGGCAGACTACGGATTTGAGTTAAGCAAGACATTGAAGGCCACGCAGGATCTATTGCTGTCAGGAAACAATCTAAAAGACATACCGGACATATTGCGTGTGCTGGGCGGAGTGTCAAGGACCACGGGAGTGGACATCGATGGACTCGCGGATGAATTCACGAAATTAAAAACATCGGGGGCGGCCAGCGCCAAGACCTTGGGACCATTGCTGGAAAAAGAACTTGGCAAGACATTGTATGACAGCATCAAAGACAACGCAAGGCTTTCTATAAAAGAATTTGAAAAACTGGGTCCGGCATTGGGCACGGCACTGCAAAGCGGCACCGGTGGAATCAACCAGGCATTGAACGACCTCACACAAAATTTTGACAAGTTCCTGCAATCATTCCTCGGAACTGACAATGCAGAAAAAGTAGATTTCTTTGCCAAGGCCTTGGCTAGACTCACAGAACAGATGTATGCCCTTAAGATAGGATTGGGAGCACTTCTCGCACTGGCGGGTCCTGTAGGAATCTTCTTTGGCTCGATACTGGGGCTCTCTGGACTATACGATCTTTACGTGGGAATGAAACAGACCAACCAAGAGATCAAACCATTAAAACAACAACTGGCAGAGGCGGCGGCAGAGACAGGTGGTCTGTATTCAGGAATATCTAAACTTAACAAACAATTTACGACCGCTCCTGTGGCATTGAACTCCACCACAATGGCCATAGGAAAATGCACCGAGGGCATGGCAGGACTGACAGCAGAGTTCGACAAATTATTGAAAATTCAAAAAGAAGTTAGAGATCAGTTGGAGGCATTTGACAATGAAATGACCAAACTTGGTCAAAGCATATACAAGGAGTTTAGCACATCAAACATAGCCTTGGATGCGATGCGTAATGCGTTCAACAATATAGACAACGCGGCCACCGAGGCATTCGTGGGCATCATCAAGGGCACGATGAGCGCCAGAGATGCGGGCAGGATGTTGGCCGATGCCATAGTCACAGAATTGATAACGGCGTTCGTAAGACTGTTCATCGTTGGGCCGCTGATGAGGCTGTTGGCGGAATACATCTTTGGCATCGTGGACGCACAAGACGCAGAGACACAGGCTTTGAGAAAAACCAACAAGGAACTGCAAAAATACATCGGGCTGAGATTGTTTGCCGCATTATTAGGATTCTCAAAGGGCGGACCGGTCAAAGAAGGTGGCCCCGAAGCGAGAGCACTGGGTGGTCCCACAGCAGGAAACACACCATATCTTGTGGGTGAGCGAGGACCGGAATTGTTCGTTCCAAATAGCGACGGCTACATCGTGCCCAACAATAAATTAAACATGGGAGATGGCAGCACCTATGGCATGTCGTCGTTCGGCAACATGAACATCACGTTCAACATCAACACCGTGGATGCACGTGATTTCGATCAACTACTGCTCACAAGGCAGGATATGATAATAGGAATGATCAACAAAGGCCTCTATGAAAGAGGAAAAAGGAGTTTGACAGCATAACATGAGCGGCACATTTCCCACAGCAGAGTTTACAACACTGGATTTCAGAAGCAACAACAATGTCAAAGCCACCATCAGCGTGAGCGGGCGGACGCAGAGAGTCAAGTCGGGAGGCCAGTTCTGGAGTTTTACGTTGGAGAGCCCACCGCTGTCCAAGGCGGACTTCTTTTCGCAATACAGTTTCATAGTTAAGCAGAATGGACAGGCAGAATCGTTCACCATAGTGCCACCAGAGATAGCATCAACCAAGGGCACCGCATCTGGAGCAATAACCATAACGCAGACCGCGTCAGCGGGATCCAGCAGGGTCAGCGGCAACGGAGCCACAGGAACGCTAAAGAAGGGCGACCTCATCAAGTTCAGCAACCACGACAAGGTCTATATGCTGACTGAGGACGTGAACATGGACGCCAGCAGTGAAGATTTCTTACACATATTTCCATCGCTGATCACATCGGTCACGGCATCCACCACAACAGTGACCTATAACGACGTGCCTTTCACTGTGTTCTTTGATGGCAATGAACAGAGTTTCAATACATCCGCGGACGGCACATATAGATATCGTATCGCCTGCCAAGAGGAGATCTAATGAGCAGGAACATCGCACCCGCCCTGCAAACAAAGTTACAAGCCCGCAAATTGTTCGTGGCGGACTTGATTGAACTTCATTTAGACACACCGCTATACTTCACCAGTTCCAACATTAACATTACTTTTGACAGCGAGACCGCTCCCGACGCCGGCAACAATGAATATCTGGCACAAGGACAATTTATCGGATACGGCAACGTGATAGAGAGCGCAGACCTCAGAGTGGGCACCCTTGAAATGACATTCACCGCGGTTGATGGCACAATGGTCAGCGTGGTCCTTAACAACGATTACATTGACAAGCGGGTGGTCATCTATCGGGCGGTGTTGCAGGATGACTATTCATTCACAGCGTCTGACGTTTTTATGGTATTTGACGGCTACATAAATGGATACAACATTAGCGAATCTAATGACACCGCGACGCTGACCCTGGAATGTTCAAGCCAGTTCGCCGACTTTGAGAGGACCAATGGCAGGAGGACCAATCCGGCCAGTCAAAAATTGTTCTTCAGCACTGACAGAGGGCTGGACTTCTCGCCTCAGATCGTGAAAGACATAAAATGGGGCAGGGCTTAATGAAGACCTTTAGATTTCTAACCAAACTGGACATTCAACCTATGCTTGACCTGGCATACAAATTCGTATATGAGAGAGGATTGGCCGACACAGACTTCGACAGGGTAGCATACAATTTTACAGTTAAGAATTGGTTCGCCACATCGGCAGTGAGACCATATGGCACGTTCATCAATGACGAATTAGTTGGATTCGCGATGCTGGTGAGTGACAGGGTGTTCTACAACAACAAAAAAAGAATCTCTGTTGATCTCATCTATATACTGCCACAATACCGCAATCACCTATACTACCAAGAGTTGTTGGATAACATATTTGACCTATGCTCGCAACAGGGTGTGGAAGTGGTTAGGACATCCGCGATCAATTATGTGCTGCCATACAATCAAACGCAGGACATTATGATTCAGAACGGATTTAAACAGACTGATACAATTTGGGAAACAAATGCAAGTTAGAAAAATGACCAGAGAAGACATACCTGCCTTGTTCAAGATGAATCTTCAACAACTGAAAGAAAGCCGATTCCCTCATCTAAAGGAAAATCTTAACAAAATGCGTAATTGGTATCTTAATTTTATCAACAATCCAAGTCGCGTGGTATTCATCCTGCAGGATGAACAAGGAGAACTGGTGGGAGCCGCGGCGGCAGGTGCCAATCAGTTTTGGTGGAATTATGATACCTATGTGATGGATTACTTCTTCTACGTTTATCCAGAACACAGGAAAGGACTCAACGCAAAGATGCTCTATGATGCCATCTATGAGTGGGCCGCAAAGTGCAGGGCGATAGAAATACAATTGAGTTATGTCTATAGCGATGATCCAAAAAAAATGGCAAGGTTCTATGACTGGATTGGATATCGCAAGGTGGGCGAACATTATCAACGGGAGGTGATCTAATGGGTTGGGCACGAGAAAACATTCCTGGATATAAAGAAGGAGAAAAATTAGTAAAGGGCGTAGCCAACTTCGTCAAGGGAGTGGTGTCAGTGTTCACGGGCGGATTTGGCGTGAACTTCGACGCACCCGATTACAGCGTCAGTTCGGCGGAAAGCATCCAGGGGGTCCTGATCAACAAGGATTCTGCAATCGCGAACATACCAGTGGTGTATGGCACAAGAGCAGTGGGCGGCATCAGAGTTTTCGTCAGCACCGGCTCTGGCAGCAATGAATATCTTTACGTGGCCTACGTGCTGAGTGAAGGACGGGTGAATGCTTACACGAAATTATTGATTGATGAAAACACCGTGACAGTGGGAGATTATTCTCACGGCGTGAGATCATTTGCCACATCAGGACTCTACGCCAATGATTCAAGATTGGAAGTGCAGTTCTTTGATGGCAGGGATGATCAGGTGGCCAGCACATTGCTGAAAGAAGCGCCGGGTTGGACCGATGACCACAAACTCAGTGGCATTGCCTACATCGCCTGCAAGTTTCGCTGGAAAAAGATAGATACCAATGAGGACGCCAACAACAACCCATATGGTGGCGGGGTCCCCAACGTTGTGGTCACCTTACAGGGCAGGAGAATATTTGACGCCACGACCTTGAGCGCCGACAGCACAGTAGATCACACCACCGCATACGCGGCGGAGTCAGTCACATTTGATGACAACCCTGTCAGCGTCCTACTGGATTACATGAGGAATTCAAGATATGGCAAGGGTCTGACAAACGAAGTTTTTGACTGGTATAGTTGGAAGGTGGCCGCAGATCTCTGTGATCAAGTGGTGCCTTACACAGCCAGCACCACCGGCAAAGCATTTACCTGCAACGCAGTGATCGACACGGCACAGACCCTTATGGACAACGTTAAAAACATCCTGATCGGCTTCAGGGGCATAATGCCCTATCAGCAGGGCAAGTATGTGATAAAGATCGAGCACGGTGGCGATGACACAGACATTGCGGCAACTCCAACTGACCCGGGCGTGGTGTTTACTGCCACAGATGACAACATCGTGGGTGGCATCAATCTCAGCGGAGACAGCAAGAGAAGCAAAATCAACAGGTGCAGGGTGACCTATGTGGATCCAGATGCAGACTTCCAACCCAACGAGGTCATCTATCCCGAAGATGGTTCCGCTGATGACATCGCGTTCTTGGCAGAGGACGGCATTCGATTGGAGAGACAACTGACATTTGCAAACACAACCAGCAGAGAACAGGCACTGCAGGCCGCGGAGGTGTTCGTAAAACGCAGCCGCAACTTCAAGCAAGTGGGATTTGCCACACACGCCGCTGGATCAAACCTAACGGTGGGAGACCTCTTTAGGGTGATCAACACCAGATTGGGCCTGGATGGTGTATTTAGATGCACCGAACTCGGCATTAATGAAGAGGGACAGATAGAGATACAGGGTTTTGAGCACCAGAGCAGTGCGTATGGAATCAACAGCAAGACAGTGGACATCACACGGCCAACCCTCAGCCTGCCAAACCCATTCTTGGTTGTGGCACCCACAGCAGTCACGGCCACATCAGGAGCGGCACAGAACATCCCCACTGGTGGAGGATATTTGGCTGAGGACAGCACATTGAGAAGAATCAATGTGGAATGGACGGCCAGCACAGACCCTTTCGTGCAGGATTACATCATCGAATACAAATTGAGCACGGATGCCACTTTCGCCACAGCGGGCGTGACCACGAGGACGCAGTTCTACATCGCACCGGTGACCTTGGGTAGCATCTACAACATCAGGGTGGCGGCAAGGAATCAACTGGACCGCAGGAGCAACTTCGCATCCGCCGCGGCGCACACGGTGATCGCATAGATGGAGCGACGAGAATTCTTCGAGTTGATCCAACCCCTGGGCGAGTTCCGTTGCACCCAAGACCTACGCAGGTTCAAATACCGTGCCAAGAAAAAACCACATTGGACGCTGAATCAATACCTCAGCCACTTTGGCCAGTGCCTCGAGGGCCAATATCATCACTGCGATTTCGCACTGGACAAGGCCAGCGTCACACAGATCCAGGTGGTGGGCTATCAACGCATGGCACAGCGAGGCGGCCTCGCGGTCAGGATCAAGAGCAACGCATTCACCTACTGGGGCCGCGGCCGCAGATGGAACACGCCCCGAAAGAAAAAATAATCAGAGAAAGCGAGACGGACACTGGAGAACCGGCAAATGACTGCCAGCGGAAATGTCCGCCCCAAAGTATTTAATCAGTAATTGGTAAAGTTAGAGATGCCGCCCATGGCGAGCGGCACCCCGATATGGCATCAACAAAAAACGGATTGCCTTTTATTGAAATAGCACAACGATCACAGCGGTCAGGAACTGGTCCTTCGCACTCCCGTTGAACTGTCAATATTTATATCGTCACGCATCAAGGGCCACAATTCGCGGGCCTGGTCGTGGCTGAGCCATTTGAGATGGCCGTGCTCTCTGCACCTGAGGCAGGCGTGATGTATGGAATTCGAGGTGGTCTGGATATAGACCTCACAGGAATCTTGGCATCTGTCTAAATATTTCATATTACAATACATCATCTATGTCTTTGCCATAGGATGAGGTGGGTTCTGTGATTTTGCCTGTGGCAATCATTCTGTTGGCTCTCTGTTTTTCTGACAGATCACCCACATCACCTCTCAGGGCTATCCACATCACTGTGTCTTTGTGTATCAATGCCAGAGTGTATCTCCTTTCCTGTGCTTCTGATATCAATATGGTGCTCAATCTTTTCACAGTGGATCCTTTGCGATTTTTATAGCCTGGTAAAAAGCATTTGCTCACTCTGGGCTTGTAGCCTTGCAGTTTTAATTCGTGATATAGGTCTCTCACGAGATTATAATGTGGATCGTTTTTATAATCCACGAAACCTCTCTTGAAACTGGCAAATGGAGAGTTATTGAGACTTCTAAATCTATTGATCTCGTTGCTTTTGCAGATGCTGAGTGCTATCTTGTGTTTGGGTTTATGATTGTGAGAATTGTCAAATAGATCCACTTTCACCCATTGCCATAATTTTGGTAAAAGGCCATTTTGTCTTGTGGCATCACTGCCACTTTCCCGTATCTCCTCAAAAGAAGAGCGAAGCGATTCCTCATGAGATATGTTGTTGTTATTTGATTGTGTGCTATCACAATCACTACTTACATTGTTGTTATTCGTTGTTATTATGTTGTTAATATTATTATTATTTGTAACCATATGTTCTCCTTTTTTACGATTATATACGTTTTGACCCAAAAAAAGCAACCTTTTTTGGTTAAAAAATAAATATCTGCGTTGGGATCCTAAAGTGGCATACTTTGATACAACCCAACGGGACCTGTGCGTAAGACACGTTCTCTCGCAAGTAAGCGTTGCTTTATAAAGTCGCACAGGTCCAACCAAAGAAATTTATGGCACAGACCACACAGAACTGGGACTTCATAATAGAACGCCGGCAACAGCAGGCCTACCGAGACTACAAGAAAAAATATGGTAAAGATAATCAACATCGATCACTATCGCCGGGGCCGGCAGAAGCAGGCCCAGAAAGAAAAGTTGATCACGGCCAGGCAACAGATCCGTCGCAGTTATGATTGGGCGGACCACGCACTGAGAGTGCTGGAGGAGGAGATGCCGCCCTTGACGGATCGAGCCGCGGTGTATTTCAGTTTCATAAAGTTTGCCAGGCAGGGACTGCTAAGGCAGGGTTGGAGCGGCGAGGACATTGAGAGGATAATCAAAGAATAATGCTGTGCCTTAAACTCAATAGCACATGGCAGCCAAAAAGACCACCGGTGGGCACACTTCTCACGCAATACAGCGAAGAGCCAACAGAACCATTCCAAGGCATCCGATACTGGAGCGTGCCGCCAGATCATTCGCTATGGGGTCTGATCAAACCCAGCAGAAGAGATCGATGGAGCATGAGCCTAATGACCATAAACATTAGCATCCCGCCGCACACCGACAGCGGTGTCCGAACTGTGATCAACTGCTACGGTGCCACATCGGACGCGGTCACACACTTTTATCAACAGAGGCAACAGACAGTGACCCAGCGACAGGTGCGAAATCAAACCACGGGACATCTATACGATCCCAGAGAATTGACCATACAATCAGAATTCACAGCGAGAGCAGGAGAACATTGGATACTGGCTGTGGATCACATCCACAGTGTGACCACAAAGACAGCAGAAGAGAGATGGGCCATATGCCTCAGCACAGATCAACAGATCCAACGAGCAGAAGAGGATTTACAGTGAGATTCCACATACTGGGCGTGCCACACACGGTCACCAACACGGCATATCTCACCTGTGCCTTCACGCAGAAGGTCTTGAAGTTTGGAGCAATGATGACGCCCCGGGGCCACGAGGTAATACACTATGGCCACGAGGACAGCGACCTCACCTGCTCGGAACACGTGTCAGTGATAGGCAACGAGGATTTACGAAAAGCATATGGCAGTTATGATTGGCGAAAAGAATTTTACCGTTATGATGTGAATGATTCAGCCTACCGGACATTCTATTGGCGTGCCATACAGGAGATAGAGCGGAGGAAACGGCCAGGAGACTTTCTCTTGCCATTCTGGGGATCAGGAGTCAAACCCATCTGTGACGCACACGCTGACATGAT